TTATTTCTCTTCTTCTGTTATCTTATAAATACTCCAAAGAGTAACACCATCAACCGCCATTTCCATACTTAAGCTTAAAGAATCCATTTCTTTCCATCCTCTGGTAAAATCGCTATTAATATTTCTAAATAAACTCCAAGATTTCTCTCTTGGCTTCAAAACTTTTCTAAAAATGCCATAACCTGAAAGCGCTAAGTCAACCGTTGCATAAGTAATATCTGCATCTTTATCACTTAAACCAATTTTATTAGCAACATACCTATATCCTTCTCTGACACCACCATTAATATTTTCTCTGTACAGTAGATAATATCCATTTTCAACAACATTATTATATCCATGAGCCATTAATGGCGCACCAAATGAGGCACATGCTAACCCTAACGAAGCTTTACAGACTGTATAACCTGCAAGAATTTGAGTGCCGCCGCCGCCAAATCCGATCTGTTTTAATATAAGATTAGTATAACTTGATTTCTCCTTTTCCTTCTCAATTATTGCATATTGCTTTACTCTGTTTGCGGTTAAATAGAAATCTTGCTCCTTCAAATGATTTATTTCAAACTGAATAAATTCAATTGCACCATTTGGAGATAAACAATGAATACGAACCTGACCTAATATATCCTCTACAAAAAGATTTATTTTTGAATTAAAATCCATTCTTATTTTACTATGAGTTAGATAGCGAAAAGATAAAGTTTTCGCTAACTCTCTCAATTCCCTTACCTTCAAATCCAGTAGGTTATTTTGCTTCATATCTCCCCCTATAAAACCGATTTCTTATTTTCAAACCACAAAATCATTAATATAGTTTATGTAAAATAACAAAGATAAACCAACAAAGAAACAATGAACAGAGCTATATAGGTAAATCCACTCGAATAACGAGTGGATTTTCACATAAACAAATAGATTAAAATGATTAAACTAAGATACGTAGCATACGACGCAGAGGCTCTGCTGCTCCCCACAACAATTGGTCACCTACAGTAAAAGCAGATAAATACTCTGGGCCCATATTCAGCTTACGCAAACGCCCTACAGGGGTATTCAACGTCCCCGTTACGGCTGCCGGAGTTAATTCACGCATACTTAATTCGCGATCATTTGGAATAACACGAACCCAGTCATTATGCGCGGCCAGCAATTGCTCAATTTCAGGAATCGAAATATCTTTTTTCAATTTCAAAGTAAATGCCTGGCTGTGGCAACGTAGCGCTCCAATACGTACGCACAAACCATCCACAGTAATGATATTATTACCGGTATTGAGGATCTTGTTGGTTTCTGCCTGCCCTTTCCACTCTTCACGGCTTTGGCCGTTATCAAGTTGTTTATCAATCCACGGAATCAAATTACCTGCCAACGGCACACCAAATTGCTCAGTTGACATAATTCCGCTACGGGTGAAATCCGTTACTTTTCTTTCAATATCCAGAATAGCCGATGCCGGATCTTGTAGCTCTTTTGCTACCTGAGTATGTAGAGATCCCATCTGAACCAGAAGTTCACGCATATGACGAGCGCCCGCACCAGAAGCTGCCTGATAAGTTGCAACAGAAGCCCATTCAACCAAATCATTGGCAAACAAACCGCCCAAAGACATCAACATTAGGCTAACAGTACAATTACCACCAACAAAAGTTTTTATGCCTTTATTAAGACCTTGCTGAATATACGTATGGTTAACTGGATCAAGAATAATAATGGAATCATCATTCATACGCAGTGCTGACGCGGCATCAATCCAATATCCCTGCCAACCTGTTGCTCTTAACTTTGGATAAATCTCATTCGTATAATCTCCCCCCTGACAACTAATAATAATATCCAAAGCACTAAGAGCTTCAATATCGAAAGCATTCTGTAACGTACCTTGCTGACCAGTAAAATCAGGTGCTGGCTGTCCGTGTTGTGATGTCGTGAAGAATACCGGACGAATAACATCAAAATCCCGCTCTTCAATCATACGCTGCATTAATACTGAGCCGACCATACCGCGCCAGCCGATAAAGCCCACATTTTTCATCATTATTATCCTACTTTGGTGAGTGTTGATCAGTGATTCTGATTACACCAAAGCTGACAAAATATGACCAAGGACGCAAGTGAATTTATTAACTCATTCACAAGATATTTAGCAACGTAGCTAGCAGCAAGATATATAACAAATCTAGCATCTGAGTAAAAAGCCACCTGCTGGTGGCAAATATTTACAATTAACTTTTAATTTTCAAGTCACATTCAATTGAGTTTTAGTTTTTTCTTTGGGATGCGGCTTAACACTTATTACTTCACCAGGTCTGGAAATAAAGCGAACAAACGTTTCATGGCTGACGAAAGTTGCACCACAATTGATGTTTTGACATTGATTGTAACGTTCTTTTGTATGACAGGAATGCTCAAAACTGCTGCGTGCATGAGCCGCTTTACCACAAAGAGGACACTTGATCATATTTTTCTACCCTTAACTAAAACATGAACTCTCATTATGTGAACAATATAGCAATGAGATCTCACTTAAAGAACAATTATTTCATATCGAGATCATCAATTTTTAATTCCAGAGTCAGTGCTGTTGTAAAACCACCAGATCCATCCACCGTGTGAGTAACTGTTGTTAATGTCCATTCGGCAGCATCTATTTCTGGTTTAAAGCCGGTAACTTTGATTGGCATTTCAGGGTAGAGATCTGCACGCCCTTGAGCCAGTTGAATCGAAAACGTCGCTGCCCCACGTTGTATTTTTTCCCAAGCAACCTTGGCAGCACGTTTAGCGCTGGCTTCATCAGCATAAGTACGAGAAAGTTCTAATACGTTATCTTTGCTACCTACTAAATAAGATGTTAATTTGTTAGTGTTTTTCTGACTTTTTCGCTCAACGGTTAAGGTATGTTTTTTCTCCGGTTTACGGACATCTAACCAATTTGCTACCACGCCGGTATAAGCCTCACGATCGGACAGAGTAAAATTATGATTGTCACCTGATCGACGTGTAATCACTAATGCAGGAATAACCGCACCACTGGCTGTTTTATTCTGTCCCTGCCGAATAAATATCAACTTACCATTTTTTACTGAAGCAATTGCCCCTTCCTGCCTTGCCAAGCGGGTAAGAAAACTACCATCTGACTCATTCGTCTGATCAATATGGTTAATCAATATTTTCGCAATATCTTGATGCAAATCGGCGCTAAGGTTATTTCTCGCAGCAATAGTATGGACAATATTACCTATCGTTTTCTTATGATAAGACTCTTCACGTCTCATATTGAGAGATTCACGGAAATCAGCGCTACGGGCACGAATCGTTAATTTGTCCGGCGCTCCACTGTGACCAATTTCATCCACAGTAAAACGGCCTTTACTAATCAGTGGTTGATCACGCCATCCCAACGCCAATGAAATCACATTACCTCTGGAAGGTAGCACCAAACTTCCATCTGCATCATCCAGTTCAATATCAAGCTGGTCGGCTTCAAAGCCACGATTATCTGTCATTGTTAGTGACATCAGGCGCGATTGAATGCGCCCGCTGATATCTTTATTATCAATTTCCAAAAGAAATGAAGGCGCACTGCCTTTTTCAGCTCCCCTGCCAAATTCAGACGTCATGGCAATACCTCTCTGACTCTATCTGACAAATTGTCTGTAAGCATAGAGAATTGCCCCTGAAGATCACCGAACATTTCAATTAGAGAACTATCCACTCGCTTCAATGTCAACGTGAAATCAATTTTGCGGGCAGAACCATTCGACATAAATTCAGTTTTTGTCTGGTCGATACTCTGAATGACAAACATACCGTAAACCGTGCCGCTGCCATCTATAAAGGACCAAGCCTTACCGCTTTCAGCCATAACTTGTAATACCGTCAATGATAAACGACCACCCGTAATTTCTGGATATAACGAACCGGAAAGTGTCATTGTGTCGTTATCCGGCCCCAGAAATTGCCAGGCAGGCCGTATCCCGATACGGCTATTAAAAGCATGTCGCCATGACTGAGTATATTGCATACTCTGGTATGGTGTGGTCTTCAACATAAAAACAAATAAACCCAGTGCAGCCATCATAATTAGAATTCTCCTCTATCAGAGAATGAACTACGCAAACGAGCCTGCTGTTTACGTTCCCGATCATCCAATTCACGCCTAACCGCTGCTGCAATATCCTGCTCAGACTGCCCCGGCGCACCATAGATATTTATATGATAGACCGGTGATTCACTGCGGTACTCTACCACCTGACGTTTGTCCGCTTTCTTTTCCTGAATCTGAGAATAAGCATGAGCCGGTAAGCTCTGAGTATGCAACGGTGCTGTTCTGGCTGCGGTAGAAGGCGCCATTACGCTTAAAGAAAATGCCGCAGCGGCAGCAAGTTTAGCAGTCTGTCGTCTGCTAATAACATTGACAGGGCCAGTGACAATCTCTGGTCCGTATTCACCAACAATACCAAATCGGCCAGCCGGAATAATGCCCCCTTTGTCATGTTTAGGCAGAACTGCACTAACATTAGGACTCACATTATTACTGGCGTCTTTTGAAATATCCTCCTTTGACCGCATCCAGTCAGGGAGATACTCAGACAATGAAGTCAGTTTCTTTTTCAGGGCTTCCCACTTTTCATTAATCCCCTCCAATAAACTGTTAACTATCGCTGTGCCAGCTTCTTTAAATTTACTGGGTAGATTCATTACGTCAGTAATAATCTCATTCCATTTATCCGAGATCGATATTTTAATATTCTCCCAGATATCCAATGTATTCTGTTTAACTAATTCCCAGGCATTACTGATATTAGTTTTAATATTCTCCCAAGTTTGCAAAACACTCTGTTTAATAGACTCCCATTTCTCACTTAGGCTAATTTTAATATTTTCCCAAAGCTGAGAAAATTTCGGCCCCAATGTTTCCCAGTTCTGCCAAATATAAGTGGCAGCCATTGCAATTACACCAATAATGGCAAGGATTGGGTTAGCCATCATCAGACGACCAACGATCATCATGGTGCTACCCAACATTTTCAGAGCATTCCCTACCAATCCGAGAGCTCTCACACCAGTACTACCAAAGAAAGTAAGACTATATTTCGCCACAGCTAACGGAAGTAATATTGAAGCGATCGCCTGTGCCAATGCGCCAAACACAGTTAACATGCCACCAACTACCACCGTAATAGTCGCAAGCGTTGCAGCCAAACGTGGATTAGCTTCCATCCACTCACTGACTTTATTGACTACATTTGTCACCTGTTGGGTGACTTCTCTTGCCGGACCTTCTACGCCAGAAAACATCTGAACGCCTAGATCACTCCAAGCGGCATTAAGCTTTTGGATATCACTGGTAAGACTATTCGTCATTGCAGATGCAACTTTTTGGGATTCACCTTGAGCATTTTTTAGTTCAACGATAAAAGATTGCAATCCCCCCTGTCCTGCCTGATTCACCAACACATCCAGAGCAGGAGTGGCATTTTCACCACCAATTGCCGTGAAATAATTTGTACGCTGTTTGCTGCTCATTGACCGGGTTTTATCATCCAGTTCAGCAAGAATATCAGGTAATTGCCGTAAATTACCTTTAGCATCACGAGTTTTAATATCGAGTTGTTTCAATGCGGCGGCAGCAGCTTTAGGTGGTTCAGCCAACCGGCTTAGTACACTGCTCAAAGCCTCTCCAGCTTCACTTCCCTTGATATTGGCATCACTTAGCTTTCTTGTAGCTGCCGCAACGGTTTCAATATCAATCCCCAAAGAAGCAGCCGCTGGAGCGACAGATTTCATGGTGTCACCCAACCCCGCCAACGTTGTTTTTGAACCAATAAACGTTGCCGTCAAAACATCACTAACATGCCCCATCTCTTCGGACTGTAATTTAAATCCTTCCAGTACATTAGTGCTAATATCAACCACATCGGCGAAATCTGTACCGCTTGCCTGCGACATTAATACCGCGCCAGGCATCACATTCTTTATCTGGTCGGGAGAATAACCCTTGGAGGCATAAAGGCTTTGTCCCTGTGCAACTTGGCTGACAGGAATCCCAGTGCTTTTACTCAACTCACGGCTTTGATTAAGCAACATGGTGTATTCAGGAGAATTCTTTTCAATATTAGTTTGCGCCTGAATTTTGGACATTTGAGCACTAAGATCATAACCCGGCATCAGAAAGTTTTTACTGGTTGTCAGTATCTTACCGCCTGCCGATTTCGCATTAGCGCCATATTGGCTGACACGATCACGAAGTTCTTTGATTTTGCTATAACGGCCTTCACCGCGATTTTCTTCCTCTTGACTACTGGTATGCGCAGTTCCCTGCGCATATTCAGGAGCAGAATAAGGTTTAATGGCTTTATAAGTCTGATTTAATCGCTTGTATTCATCACGATTTTGCCGGATAGAATCCGCCAACCTTTTATTATTTCGCTGTGCGGATTTCAAGGCGCTGGTCAGCTTATTTACGGACTGTATTACCAATGTAAGCTGTGACTGTGTATTACTCATTTTCTGCACCACTTCGTAAGATGGCCCGATGTCGCCAGTCCAGTAATTCCGTCAGTGACATTTCACTTGTCACTGACGGAGACCAGTGGAAAACGGTGGCAATATCTGCCACCAATTCATCTACGGTTAGTCGGTCTGGAAACCGGACTTGGCCGACTTCGGTAACAAAAAATTGACCACCTCAACACTGAGATTAATCAGATCGCCGGGTGTCATTGACAACAGGTCGCTTTTAGTGAGCGTTGGTGTGGTGACGCGCGGCAAAACCAACATCATTGAATCCACATCCATCTCCAGCAAAGCCTGTAGCCGAGCACCACGCAGCGCGCCACTGTTCGGTTTGCGCACCACCACTTCAGTGATGTTGCTACTACCACGTGCAAGCGGTTCTTCTAATACGATTGTGCGCTGCTCGTCGTTTTGAGTAATTAGTGTTTCTGTCATGGTTCAACCTTGTTTATCCGATTAGATTAAAGACCCATAGCGCGACGGTGATCTGCCAAGCGATCCTCACCATTAACGACTTCAACCATGTTAACGGTATCCACTTCGATCAGAACTTCACCATCCCATGTCAATTTAAAATAGGTGTTTTTAGCGCTGATTTTGGTCTGAGTGTTATCTCCCTGCTTATAAGTACCGTGGTCAAACTCATGGAAACGGCCACGCATCACGATTTCAACAGCAATCACATCGTTGGTATCATCGCGCTGATAGGAGCCCGCAAAGCGCAACATTACGCCGTCAGCTTTGGTCAATCCCCATTGCCGATAATGCTGAGCCTCCATACCTCCCAGAGTAAATTCAACGTCTAATGCACCTTCATCCAAGCCTAAGTCCACAGTTGCGCTACCGTTCATACCAGCGCCACGATAGGTTTCCAGTTTACGACTCAGCTTAGGCAGAGTAAGTTCTTCCACTATTCCCTGATAACTATTGCCATCATTAAACAAGTTCAGGTATTTAAGTTTGCGAGGTAATGCCATCTGTGTCCCCTTAGCCGTTTATGCTTTTAGCGAAATCCATCAGGTAACGATCTGTAATACGCTGGCGTAACATCATGTTTTCCAGTGGTGGTACAGGTGTATAGTCGTAATCGAGGGTCAATTTACCCGCTTTCAAGGTGTCTTTATCATTGGCGTTTTCGTCATACCAACACTGACCGTCAATAATGTAACCCCCAGATTTCAGTTCGCGGAACTTAGCGTTAATACCTTCGATAATGTCTCGTACGAGTGAAGGAGTTAGTGGCTTATCGATTGCCCACATATGTGCTTCTGCCATAGTGTCAGCTAATACTTGGGCGGTACGAGTGTAACTTTCGAACTGGAACAATGGGTCATCAGCGCAGGTACGGGAACCCCAGAAACGGAAGCCATTTTTACGGATAAGTGTCGTGATACCATTTTGGTTTAGCAAACCAGCATCAGTTGCTGGATCTTGAAGATCCCAGAATACGTCCGCAGAAAGACCGGTCACACCATTGACACCGATGTTGGACAGAGTTTTGTGCCAACCTGTTTCTTCATCAATTTTTGCACGCAAACCCAGTGCACGAGCGGTAGCGTAGGCGATAGCGTCTTTATTAGCAACGGTATCCCAGCTCAGGAAATCAGGCCAAATCAGCATTAATTCGCGCTGACTGAAATTTTTGCGATATTCGATAACTTCTGAGATAGTCTTACTACCATAGGCGCTGATATAAGCCATTGCTCTCAGTTTCTGCGCAATACTCGCTAACTCAACAGCAACAGCTTTTGTATCCAATCCAGGAACTCCCAGAATACGTGGCTTCACACCTAATTGGCTTTGTGCTGCCAACAATGCCTGTATACCGGTTTTCTTACCTTCATTAGTTGTAGTACCAATGATGTTGCTGGTAGTTTGTTCTTCCGTTTCACCTTGTGCTACACGGACAACAACAGTAACGGGTTTAGACTGGTCTGCAATAGCTTTGAGTGCCTGAGGCAACGTACCGGTTTTACCAGCTTTGCCAATGGCGAGTGAAACATCAGTAATCAAGACCGGAGTGTTTAGTGGAAAAGTTTTTTCGTCTGCCTCAGGACCAGTACAGACCATACCAACAATAGCGGTGCTAACTGTGGTGATGGTACGTGTGCCTTCGTTAATTTCCTGTACACGGACGCCGTGATGATAATCTTGTGCCATATTAGCGGTTCTCCTGTTAAGGTGTCCCGCTATGTTGAAGTATCCGAATTATTAAATCATTCGATGGGAAATGTGTGGAAGATGATACAAATCAGGTTGGTTAATTTATTATTTTTTCTAATAATTTAACTGTCGGCACTCTATGATAGTGGAAAATAAAACCTCTATAAATCAATGCTTATTTTTTCCTATTATGAGCTTTTAACTCTGCTCATTGATCATCTTTTCACAGATTTTTTCTACAAAAATAGATTGCAATTTATACACATCAACGCATTTCTCTGTAAATTATAATTCTGGTCATTTATTGACACCTGAATATAGCCAATCTTCGCCATATGTAACCTTGCCTAATACCAATATGAAACTATTCTTTCTGAAATTTCACACATAAGTAAGTTTTGAAAAATCTTGGTTTAGTGGAAACGGTAAATTTGGCTCAGGGAGCAGTGCCGAATAGCCGGAAAGTGAATGGCAAAATTCTGACTGAGGATATTAATATTACGTCTCAAGATATCTTTAATGGACAGGCAATATCCATCCCCGACAAAGCTGATTTAAATGATTATCAAATACCAGGGCTTTATTATCAGGGTTTGAATGTACAAGCGGGATCTGGCAATAACTATCCTGAACCATTTGCAGGTTCACTTGTTGTGCTAAAAGCTGCTGGAATCATTCAACGCTATTTTATTTATAATAGCAGCCGAATACACACTCGTTCCTTAAATGACGTCGGAGTATGGACATCTTGGGCACAAGAATATAACACGCTGAATAAACCCACAGCATTGGATATCCAAAGTGAACCACGCTATACCACTACGATTGATCTTACTGGCCTGAGTACTGAACGCTATTATCCGGTTTGGTGGAGCTTCCCACCTAATGTCGGAGCGAATTCTTGGTTAACACTTCATCGGCCCTATCCATATGATGCAGAAAAAAAACCATTCGGTGAAGGTGTGACACATGTTGCTGGACTACTTGTACAAATAGAAGGAGGAGATATGCCGTGGGGAGGTGATGCCCGCTATCTTAATATTAAACGCGTAAATCAAACCTATCGTAAAACGGTAAAAGCAATCCGTCACGCCATGATAAGTGTCGCCAGGCCTGTTGACGGCAAATATCCCCTTTATGGTGATGTAAAATCTGGTGATATTGTAGATTGTTACGTTTATAGTGGTTGTTATTTGCGTGGTGGTTTAACTTATTTTACGACCAGTAATTTTCAGTCAATCCATTATTCACGTGAAGAAGGAGAGTCAGAAATATATAAATGGTCAAGTGAAAATCTTAAGCGTGAAATGAAGTGGATGGTGAAATCATTAGTCATCAATGATCCATTATTAGGTGAAGAATATACTGATAATACAATGCCTTATTCTCTGGAATATGACACACGTTATCAAAAGAAACCATAATGAGGATATATGATAATATTAAATAAATTAATAGACAAAAATGGCTATGAATATGTTAATGTGCCAGCAGAACCTCATCAATTGATCTCGATGGGTTTCAGTGCTCAAGAAGCTCAAGCACTATATAAACAGGCCGTCATCGAACAGCAAAATAAAGCGAATAAACGTCAACAGTATTATTTACTGGAACAAGCAGCAATTAAAATTGCACCATTGCAAGATGCTATTGATTTAAGCATTGCTACTGACAGTGAAATAACAACATTAATGGCATGGAAAAAATATCGTGTTACATTAAATCGAATGGATACTACAGTACAGAATATTGAGTGGCCAGAACATCCACAATAAATCGAATCATTTTTATTGCAAAAAAAATTCATTTATTTATACATCTATGTCGATCCTTGTTAATATCCAACCAAGTTTGGTTGGATATTTATTTATATGATTTTTGTGGTTTGATTTTTATGGACCACAATAAAACATCAAATACAGTATTAATATTTTAATTACAATGGCATATAATCAAATATTAGAATACAAAGTTATGAAATTAATTTTTGATTTTTAAATTAAAAATCAGATACATTCTATGAAAGGATTAAATAAAAATATGTTAATGATTCTTATATAAAGATATAGTTTCAGAAACGATAAGTATCTATAATTTCGTTTGTAAATCTCAAATCTACGGCCTGAAAGACAGGCCGTTATTATTTTATTCTGGTTTTTCAGGCCAATTAATATCTGGAGATAATGAAATATCAGTCCGGTTCAGTAATACTAAATATTTTTTCCAATCCAACAACAATAACTTTTCTTTTTCCGAAGCTAAATTAACATCTACAGCATGTTGTAATAATGTAATTGTTTCATTAGCTTGTCGTAACAGTGTTACTCTCTGCTGCTCAGCCTGTTCAATTTGACTGTTTTTTACAGCGGCTTTATCAGTTACCCACTGTTTACCATCCCATTTATCAAAATCAGTGGCTGGTTGCTTGAATGTTAGAAATTCTGGTAGTTCGCCTAGCTCAGTAATTTCATGTTGTGCTCGTGTTTGCTTGTTATAAGCTGTCTTTCCACGGTAATCAGGTACTATTTGCCAACAACTTTTATCTTCGCTGCGGCAAACAGCCATATCATCAGAATCTGGAAGTTCTGGTGCGTCTGAATAAGAATTGGCAGGAAGTCCTACTCCTTCCATTAAATATTCTGGTCTGGCGTCAATAAATTCTCTGGAATAAGTCTCTGCATGGTAGATTATCAACCAACCAGCTTTAGTTGCTAATCCGTTATTTCCCAATATTGCGGTTTTTGGTTCTAGAGAATATTTTTGTTTCTGTGTTGTCATTACGCTGCTCTCACTATGTAATTAAATGCGATATTGCGGGGACGTACTCGAAATGTAGATAATGAAACTGCACCATAAGGATTTAATTGGGTCGAAAAATATTGGCCGCTCCCTAATTCCATTTCCTCAAAATCACCAGCCATAATTTCTGATGGATAATTAGTTGAAAAGCGATTAATAGGAGGAGATACCAATACTCCTATATTTGCAGAACCAGCATGGGTGTAAAGATTAGGTAACTTTGTTGAATTTTGATGAGATAATATTTCCCTTTTTGAATCGATACTTCTCCCATTATCCCAACCTCGAATAAATTCACCGCGTAGGTCAGGGAGTGTGCCAGAGGGATATGCTTCCCCTAATTTAGGATATATAGATTTGTCAAACTGCTGGCCACTACAAATAAGATAACCTGCTGGTGCGGTTGGCTTAGACCACGGTAGCGGAATACCAACAAGAATATCATCCTCTGTTAATATCTTACGTTTCCCCCTGAAATTACCATTTTCATCGAAAGCGTAAGTAGAAACGCTGAATGCTTCTGATTCTGAATAACCCCCATACCCGAAAGAAAGTCCGCGAGAGTGCTGCGGGCTATCAACGTTAGGATGAGCTATGTGGATTGCTAATGCTCCTAAATTATCAATTCCATTAGGCCTCAAAAATCCCGAACGGCCCAAATGACGTGAATTAGGATCATCATAATAGTTTGCAGTTTTAGCTAATATATAACCTGATGTTTTTGTATTCGTATTTAACTGAATAAATCGACTGTCAGATTCTGACTTAGAATAATGCTCATTAGCTATTGCAACATAGCCGCTCTTTCGAGGGAGGTGAATGACATTTATATTTGAGGAATCAGACTCGCGATATCCTATTGCACAGAAAGAGCCTTCTTCATGAGAAGTAGTTTCTATGAAAACATATCGGCTATCTCCCTTTGTTAGTGACAAACTGGAATAATTTCCACCTGTTTTAATATTATGATTGCCTGACGTAAATGATTCAGTTGAGTCCTTAGGAAGAGCATTTTTCGCCAAATTCACCGTTTCCACTAAACCAAGGTTTTTCACAAAAGCATTTTTATCTGGGATATCCGCACCATTTTGGTTTTTTGCCAATTTACTATTAGCATTATCATAAGCTGCTTTTACTGCTTTGGGTGTTGCTGCTGTAGTTTCATCATTACTGTTAATGGCACTATTAAGTTTTGTAAAACCTTTCTCTGTCAACGTAGCATCTGGATGATTGCGGCTTTTTTCATGTTTCTGAATGGAGCTATCTACATAATCACGAGTTGCCAGAACTACAGAGGGATCGATTTTCAGCGTTACCGAATCCGTATTGCTAACAATCAAGATCATTCTGACAGTTTGTGTTCTACCTGAACCTTCCTGTAATTGTGGTTTATAGGTTTCTGGGCAGTTTGCTACCGCAATCAAGTTACCCTCACTGTCAAGCAAACCAATTTCACGCATCCACCAACCACCCTCACTTTCAGGGATAATTTGTTCGGCAATAATTTGGTTTGTGTTTACCGGATCGACACTTAATGTATTAATTGCAGCACGACGTTTTTCATTAACTAATTTGGTCTGATTGACATCAGGAGAGGGTAATTTACCACCACCATCACCAACAGCCATGTGGGTAATATCAACCTTTGTCCCCAAAGCAGCAGCATTTGCTAGCTTTGCCGCTCCCAGATTGGTTAGAATTGCAAAGTATTTCATTGTGAAATCCTCAATGTATCTGTTTCGATCAAATGAATTGCTGCCCCTAAAGGCATATTGTCGCTAGTTGTGATTATTTCAGGGAGATATTGGTAAATAGTAAGATCATCTCCACTATAACTCGTTGCAGCGCAATAAAATTCGCCCTTAACATCCAGATTGATTGACAAACCTATCAAATGACGGCTTACAGGCTTGGCATCAGAAATTAGCCGTTCTAACTCTAAAAAAGTTTCCTCGGTGATCCCGTTTTCCTGCACCCCTATCGCCAACCGGAATGTGCCGGGCGTTTCGTTGTTCAGCCACCATTCCTTTATCTGAATGAGATAACCAAGCGGTTCTACTACGCGACGGACGGCACCAATGGTTCCCTTATGTTTGTGCAGAAATAGCGAGTTTTTTATTACGTCCCGCTTAGTGCTTACGGGCCAGTTTTCGTCCCAGCGATCAACCGACCACGCCCACGCCAGATAGGGTAATAATTCTTCAGGGCAAGTATCAGGATTCCAGAGTTGGCGAAGTGGTACTGGAATATTTTGCAATTGCGAACACGCCTTAGCAGCAGCCAACTCCAAAACCGTAGAACCTGTTGGTAACAGGCGGTCATTCATCAGAGCCTCCTACTATCAAACCTGGATTTGGCTTGGAACAATCAGCAGCTTGTGTCTTACCTAATTCCAGTTTTGCACCGGTACAATAAGGAGCCTGATCTTTACACAGAATTATGTCCTTCGTCGGGGCTCTCAGTTCTACCTGTTGTACTCCTGCGACATGCAGGGCAGCATAAATGGCAGATAACCGAATATCTCTCCCCAACTTATGTTGATCTAGCACGTACTTATCCATATTTTGTTGAGCCAATTTACGGATAGGTTCAGATTCAGGTGTCGGATAGAGATAAAGCACAGCATCAATTTGATATTCCACTATTTTGGCTGACTGCACTTTTACTCGATCAGCAACTGGTCTGACGTTTTCATCATTAAGCGCCACAATCACTTTATCCAGTAACTCTTGTGAAGCTACACCTTTATGCGCTTTATCTTCTTCGTCTTCTTTATCTTTTTCCCATATCCATTTCCGCGACAAAACAGTCACAGTTACATTGGCCGGAGATGGGCTGATAACGGAAACATCTGTAACAGTTTGATATTCACCTTTGTATTCATTTCTATTAGCACGAATACTTTCATTAACTTTAAGGGCATGATATTCATACGCCCCTATCGGCCCTGCAACACTTAGCCCTTCGAAGGCTCTTTGGATGCGATCACGGAAGGTACTATCAGGCTCCATAACTGCTCGAGTAACGTTATAGTTCGCCCCTAACTGGTCTAAATCGCTACTGGTTGCATAGGCCAACATTACTGCACGGGCAGCTTCATTAACCCGCTGGCGTAATATCAATTCCCGGTAAGCGTTTTCCTCAAGTAACTTAACCAGAGGTTCGGATTCCAATTCTAATGTTCGAGTAATAGCATCCCGTTGCTCTTCAGGATAAAGAGATATCAATTTGGCTTTACGTTCAGCCAACAGGTTTTCATAATCCAGTGGCTCGACTACATTTGGTGGTGGCAACTGGCTCAGGTCAATGGTCGGCATTGTTTTACCTCACAGGGATAGATAGAGAAAACCCCCCGGCGGACTGCTGATAATGACCGGAGATATTTACCGTCATTTTGCCGTCTTGCTGGGTAGTTATGGTAATAGCTGTCAGATTAATCCTCGGTTCCCAGCGGCTGATAGCTGTGTAGGTGGCTGCCATAATTTGCAGGCGTAGAGCCGCATTTTGCGGCCAGTCAATTAATTCGGGTAGCAGAGAGCCATAAGTGCGCCGTTCCAAACGACTGCCAACGGGGGTTAGTAAGATATCGCTGACAGACTGGCGTACATGATCCAGATCCGTGAGGCTACGACCGGTTTGTCGGTTCATTCCAAGGTACATCATTATACTGGGTCTCCTGTTGTCGCACCGCCGGACATGACTCCAGTGTGTTTATGAGAATGTAGGGTCACACCATTAGAGCTGAGTTTTCCGCCTGTATTTTCAACATCACCTTCCAGCTTAGTTTTTCCTTTTACAGCAAACTCTGGTGTTTCCAGTGTGAAGCCTTTGGCTACATCTGCTTTTACCGCCAGTGCATTTATCCCGACTTGTAGTGTTTTCATATCGATTTTGTTGACTGAAGTCAGTTCGATAGAATTGATTGCCTCAAGTTTGATTGAATTGAGTGCTTTGAGTGAGATATTTGTTGCTTCAATTGCTACAGAATTTGAAGCCTGCACTACCGCAGTCTTAATACCTGTTACCTTTAAGGCGCTGAATGCTGGTTCATACTCCATTACTGCCCCATCAGGAAAGACAATATGGACAGCTTCCGCAGAAGCAGGCAATGCTGATGGGAATTGATCAGCAAAAGCAGTATCAACAGTTTTTCCAGAAACAGCCAATGGCTCAGGAAATTGATTAGAATAAACAGCCGGTAATACAAAGGAGGTGGTCAATTCACCACCAACAGATAACAGCAAAACTTGCTCACCACGACTGGGAGCCCACCAAGTTCGGGAATTACCTGCTCGCATTGTCAACCAAGGCCGCCAATCAGTTTCGAGATTGCCTGTTGCAATTCGGCAAACTCCCGTGTGGTATCTACCTCGGTAACAACACCAGTTCTGATCAAGTTACGCAATAAGCGCAAAAGTTCTGTTAGTTGTGTATCCATGTTTGGAAAAATGCCATTTGCTGGTTGTGGGTTTATGTATGAAAGAATGCCAGCAAAGGTAGTTGCCAACATCAAAGAGGAATTGTAAGAAAGACAAAACAAGTTTCTTGAAAAGGGAAAATGTAACAGCATAAATTAAAAAGCCTTTCCCGCAACCGAGAAAGGCCCTTATGTAATCCGTGCTATTTTGTTAAAGCTTGACTCTAATAGTTAAAAAAATTCAAATTTGCGCTATTTGACTATATATTAAGTACAACATTCCAGATAATTTGATTTGAACACTGGTTATTCTTGTTTGAACAATGTAAACAACAATGTGCCCACAGTTTCAATCAATCCACTTTAACCGTTTATTTATCTAGACAGATATAGATAAGTTTAATTTGCTGATATAGAGTGATAATTCTATTCAAAAACCACCAACTTAGTAATGGATATATTTAATCCCATAGTTGCAAAATAGGTTTCGTTGTAGCTGTCATAATTTCCGGCATCTCAACTTCTGTACCGTGTGGCAGAATTACACCATATTCGGCCAATCCTGGGTTAACTAATAGTACCTGTTCTGTCATACCTTGAGTACGACCATAATGACGCCAGCATAAAGCATCAATAGTATCATTCTGCTGTGCAATTATTTTCATTAAGTATACCCTCTCTAATTTAATCAATATTGTTAAGTTAAAGTGTTATGGTGCGCTGAATAGTGGGAGAGAACCAATGAAACAATATTGTTAAGGAAACAGTACAAATGAGAAGCAAGAAGCCACTTTTCAGTGGCTAATTTAATAATTAATCATATCTTCCAAAATTTACTGAATTCATAGGGAAAATCTATTTTTCAGCTCATTTTCCAATGCAATCATTATCAACTTAGAAACTTTAGATTATTTATCATACAGAATTCCCACATTTATCTGCTGCATTTATTCTTCAAGCGTTTCGTGGTAGTTAATAAGTTGTTTTGCAAGTGGTGTCGACAACTCAGCAATCCAAACTAAAGCAAGTTCCTTATCTTCAGCATGATTACATTCACAACTCGTTGCCATTCTAGCTATAAAATTAATACGTTGCGCTATTACTGATTCCATAAGAAAGTCCACTGACAAACTTACCTCCGCATAACATAACTGTATATAAGAACAGTACACTTTGATTAGAAAAATTTAAAGTGGTTTTTTATCTTTTCTGGTAACTATATTTGATAGTGTTAATATATTAATTATTGTTTTTATTGAAATAATTAATGATTAAAAAGGTTTCTTTCTGATCACAATTCATTGTAATTAATAAGTTTTTCTTATTTTATCGCTTAGAAGATTTTTTCTCTTTATTTAGATGACATAGTTTCACAAAGTATATAGATTGAAATTTAGATGCCCATGATGCAATATCCCTTATTGGATCTAATAAACTTATTTGGGATCACTATAGCTCTTAATTAGAGGGCTTTGTGGAGACAGCAAACTCACTAAACTGTACTTTCAATGAAAAAAAACATAACTGAGATAAAAATGGGTGCAGATAGTGGAGGAAAACAAGCTATCGAACGCCTGGTGGGTGCGTATGGGTTTAAATCACGTCAAGCGCTGAGCGACCATTTAGGTGTGTCTAAAAGCACAATGGCAAACCGCTATTTAAGGGACAGTTTTCCAGCAGACTGGGTTATTCAATGCAACCTTGAAACCAATGCTTCACTGTTATGGTTAAGCACAGGGCAAGGAGAAATGTTCCCTGATGGGGAAAAGAAAAAGGAATCTTTAAAAAACATTATTATTCCAACAATACAACGCGTTAAATTAGTTGGTGGAAAACTGAACGATGACGACCCAGTGATTTTAGATAATCAACTTATTGCTAAAGAAATAAAAAAACCTCTTATTGTAGATAACAATAACACTTGGTATTTGTTGAATACAGAAGAACCTGATGTTCAGGATGGTTTATGGTTAATTGATATTGAAGGTATGCACAGTATTAAAAAAATAACAAAAATCCCAGTTAGTAAGATCCGAGTTTGTGATAACGACGTAACTTTTGACTGTGCAATTAATGAAATCAACTTTATTGGTCGCGTTTACTTGATGATTTCCAGGTACTGACCCGCTTTTCAATTGTAAGTAAATTAGTTTACTTAGATATGTAAATCCTATACTGATGGCAATTCGTTACTCAAAAATTTTCAGATGTAGTGGATTTCATATACAATAAATTATTTTGCGAGAAATTGCTGATTATTAACTTATTCCGTTGTTCCTTTATAGTATGTATAGTGCGGCGAAAGTTTTTTAAATAGATAAAGAAACGTGATATATTTTGCATAAATTAAGAGCCAATTAGCCTTGGATATTACAAATACAAAATTAACTGTTTAACTAGCCGCACTGCAAATACTAACTTGATCGACAATTTTTTTTATCTACTGGAAAATACTTATATATTGTAGATAACGATGTGTTGTAAATTAATGATAACTGTTTTCGTGTGTGGCCTTTCGCCAACAATCTTGCTGCTTGTTGTTGTTCAACAAATGAAAGTGATACTGGTCTACCACCAATTCTCCCTTGGGCACGAGCGGCTATTAATCCTGCATTTGTTCTTTCTACGATTAATTCCCGCTCCATTTCAGCCAACGCACTCATGACATGAAAGAAAAATCGTCCCATAGAAGTACTAGTATCAATGCTATCAGTCAAGCTTTGAAAATGAATACCGCGTTCACTTAAATCAGAAATCAAAGTTACCATATTTTTTACGCTACGCCCTAATCGATCCAATTTCCAAACGACTAAAGTGTCACCGTTTTTAAGCTGCTTTAAAGCACGTTTTAACCCCGGTCTGTTGGATGTTTTTCCACTAATTTTATCCTCAAAAATTTGCTCACAATTTATGCTTATCAATGCGTTTCGCTGTAAATCACTGTTTTGGTCATTTGTTGATACCCGGATATAGCCTATCTTCGCCATGTGTAACCCTTCCTAATACCAATATGAGACTATTATTATCGAAATTATCACGTATTGGCGAGTTTTTAAAAACCTTGGTTTATTGGAAAAGCTAATTCCGATAGGTGTACCACTTCCTTGGCCGACGGCTACACTGCCGGATGGGTGGTTGCAATGTAATGGCGCGGCCTTTGATAAAGCGAAATTTCCAGAATTAGCCAAGGCTTATCCTGGTGGTAATTTGCCCGATTTACGGGGTGAATTTATCCGTGGTTGGGATGACAAACGTGGCGTTGATCCAGATCGTACATTATTGGTATGGCAAGAAGGGTCTTATTTACTACAGGAAGTTCATCAACCTGCTGATAATGTTGTTAACTTCTCAGTTAATGAGCGTACGAAATTACAGTGGGATACCCCCCAAAATAAAGATATTCAATTAAGAGCTAGAGCTTCTGGAGGTTCAGCAACGACTTGGACTACCAGTGCTACTTATATAGGGGTATCAAGGCCACGTAACGTAGCGTTTAACTACATTGTAAGGGCAGCATAATACTCATGTCTGTATTTGAAGAGATCCCGGTAGGAATACCGCTTCCCTGGCCGACTGACATACCACCAAATGGGTGGGTGAAATGTAATGGAGCAATCTTTGATAAGTCTTTATATCCAAAATTAGCGGAAGTTTATCCGGGGCTGGGATGATGGACGTGAGGTAGATATTGAGTCGATATCGACTGTCCTCTCAATTGGCAGATATTGCTCCACATAGTCACAGGATTGGACGGATGTGGTTCAACTCAAATGGTGGAATCGAGGGGTGGGTACACTAAGTTATATTCTCAATAGTGTCCACCAAGGCGTTAACTACGGAATTGATCCTCGTGGATTAGGTATTGCTATTGGAAGGGGAGCTGGTGGTTTCGGTTATATGGATAATGCGGTTTCGGCTTCGACAGGAATAGAAACACGTCCACGAAACGTGGCATTTAATTACATTGTGAGGATTACCTGATGAATAAGGCTGTACTGGATAAAAATAATATTGCTATCAGTACCGGAAGTATCGTTGTGTTTAATTACGATGCGATTACGCTGGAATATTTAAACAGTTCTGATGAGTATCTTCCCGTTGGTGTCGGTCTTCCTGCCAATTCCTGCGCAGACGTGCCACCTGATACCCAAGAGGGATATGTCGCCTGCCGTTCATCTGATTTAACCGGTTGGCAAATTGTACCAGATTATCGAGGAAAAATAGCCTACGACACACAAACTGGGGAACAGAAAGAAATCATTAAACCTGGTGAATTACCAGAAATGCTGACATTCAAACAGCCAAGCACCGATTTTGACAAGTGGGATGGTGAAATATGGGTAACGGACATTGAAGCTCAAAAAGCCAATCAGATTAAACAGGCAGAACAACAACGTGTCACTCGTCGCCAACAGGCTGATGAAGCCATGACTTTATTACAATATGCTATTGAGACTGAGATGGCCTCAGACGCAGAGAAAACATTATTGCTTGCCTGGAAGAAGTATGTGGTATTACTGAGCCGTGTTGATACTTCAATGGCTTCAGATATTGAGTGGCCACAAATACCAGCATAATAAAATTATCGAGACCGGGCGTTATTCTGTCTCCGGTCTTTTTTCAGTTAAGGCTATATTGGCCTGTCGATTTCCGATGTCTTTGAAGTATCAACCCTGTTAAGTATGACTCGGTATTTTTTCCATTCCTGTGGGTCTTGGCGCATTGGATAAACATTTTGATTACCCTAAAAAGCCAGAGTAGAAAAAGGCCTGCGGTTTGTGAACTGCGGGCCTATATTATTTATACAGGTTGTGCAGGCCACTCAATATCTGGTGCTATAGTGGGATCAATGCGGTTTGCTTGCATTCGGTATTTTTTCCAGGCTTTGAGTTGCTCTATCTCTTCCGCAGTTGCTTCGTCCAGATCAATGGCATCCTGTAAGGGGGCAATATTATTGCTGGCAAGGGCTAACAGTTCCTCTTTATGTCTTTCTGCTTGAGTAATTAACTCGCCCTTTGTGTACTTACGCGGAACAATAGCACCATTTATATATTGCCACTTACCAGAAATATCACAAGAATCAGGCAAATTACTCACCTCAGCCACACTCATTCCATCTGGGTTAAAAGCTGATATATCTCCTGATATAGAACGGATTACATTATTAAAATCATACATTACTTTGATTGTATCAGGGTTAAAGCTTTTCTGGCATTCATACCAGTCTTGGCCGTCTTCTGACTTCAAATAAATGACATTAAAATCCGCAATGAATTTTCTGGCTTGTTTTGAGTCAGGTATGTATTGGGAAAAATTTTTAATATTTTGCATACATTCATCACCTTACTAAATATTAGATATATTCATCCATATACCGTTAACCTTCTTCTGTATTGGCCTACGGTTTACGGTGTTAACTAACTTATCTCTATTTCCATTGATTACAGCAATAATGGCATACCCGCTTACGTCTTCGTCTTCAGGGCTTTTCTGTACTTGCACGTTCTCTTTAGCGCCAAGGCGAATGTCTTGAATATAACGCGTATCTGATTCTGATTTTGTATAAGTACCAATAATCGCAGCGGTTGGCCTATATCCTTCATGATAGACTTGATACCCTCTAACCCGAAGATTATCAGATTTAAGACTCATCCATTCATTGGTTGGCCCTCCAGAGAGGGCATGCTGCCATTTGAAATATTCGTTACCATTATCTCCCGTTCTGAACCACATATAGGAGTCTGTATCACCATCTCCGGTGTTTTTAAAACCGATAGAGGCGAAGTCAGTGTTTCTGTTCCAACTTAGCATAGAGTCAGTAGTAATAATTATGTCACCTGTTACATTGCCCCCGCTACGTTGCAACGCGTTTGCGGCTTTGGTAACGGTTTCCATCAAACCGAGCTCACTCGTCGCTGGTTTATTCAGCGTGTTATATTCTTGTGCCCAAGATGTCCATACTCCGACGTCATTTAAGGAACGAGTGTGTATTCGGCTGCTATTATAAATAAAATAGCGTTGAATGATTCCAGCAGCTTTTAGCACAACAAGTGAACCTGCAAATGGTTCAGGATAGTTATTGCCAGATCCTGCTTGTGCATTCAAACCCTGATAATAAAGCCCTGGCGTTTGATAATCATTTAAATTAGCTTTGTCGGGGATGGATATTGCCTGCCCATTAAAGATATCCTGAGACGTAATATTAATATCCTCAGTTAGAACTTTGCCATTCACTTTCCGGTTGTTTGGAACTGCACCTTTAGCCAAATTTACCGTTTCCACTAAACCAAGATTTTTCAA